ATAGTCCACAAACAAAAATAACATGCACCAGTCCTCAACACACGATCTAGTCAACGCGCTCAATATCCTGTCATCCGAACTCGATACACCCGATGGAATCCCCAATGCGCTCTGCGCAGAAGCCTCTCAACGTCTCCTTGAGCTGGTCCAGCTCACGAGCGACCTCACAGCACATATACTCGCTAGCCCTATGCATCACCCTCGATGTAACGCCAAAACCAAGGGTACCTACTGCAACTGTATCCTGGCACGAGTCCTCCCCACATGAAGACCCCAAGACGCGAACAACCTTGGTACGAATCACGCCTTCTCAATAACAAGAAACCCAGCCCCATCACCAACGAGGAACGAACAAGCATCACCGACGAGAACCGCCGGCTCATCGAGGAGTCGGCCAGTATCATTGCCACCGGCGTCAAACGCGGATGGATCTCCTTCCCGGCCAAGACCGAACCCGAGACCTGGGTGCCATCGCCAACCGGTACCCAGCCACCAGATCCACTCAGCATGATCTGGCCAGAATCCTAACAACCCCGTAACAAGCAACGAATCAACGACATGACAACGCTCCAACGAGCGAGCCTTTGGCTTTCCAAGGTTCCGCCAGCCATCTCCGGATCCGGTGGCCACAACGCCACCTACACCGCCGCAGTCGGTCTCGTCCACGGCTTCGCCCTATCCCATGTGGACAGCCTCACCCTCCTCGAAGACTGGAACAAGTCCTGCCAACCCCCATGGAAGGCCACAGAGCTGGCCTACAAGCTACGGGAAGCCGCGTCCCGCGCTCACAATAAGCCTAGGGGACATCTGCTCGATGCCGGGGGATCATCACCCTCCGGGCCATTCGATCTCAGCAGGGTGACATTCAAGAAGCCGGTGGCCGATGCTGCCCCGGTACCCGTTCCATCGCTCAGCCCCGCCATTCCCGATCCCCAAGCCAGCGAGTTCAAGCGGTTCATGCAGGCCGCGTTCGCCCCGACTGAGGTCGTCTGCATCTGCGACGCTGTCGAGGAAGGTAGGCCAGTCAGTGCAGGCTCGTTCATCACAATCGAGGAATGGCTCAACCGCTTCGATGATCCCCAGTCCCGCATCCTCTCACCGGAGCGCGAGGGGATCTTCGTCCGCATCAACCCCTTCAAGCCCAACCTCTACAGCGGCAGCGACAACGATGTCAGTGCCTACCGTCATGTCCTGGTCGAGTTCGATGACCTACCCAAGCCCGAGCAGGAAAAGCGACTGCGTGACTCTGGCCTGCCCATCACCGTCCTCATCGACTCCGGGGGCAAGAGCATCCACGGCTGGGTCCGGGTCGATGCCCCCTCCCGCAAGGAATGGGACGCCCGCCGGGATGAGATCTATCGGGTAATCCCCGGCATCGATGCCAAGAACAAGAACCCCTCCCGCTATTCCCGCCTCCCCGGCGCATGGCGCAGCCCCACCTCGCAGCAACGGTTGTTGGACACCAACCTCGGTGCCGCATCCTGGGAGGATTGGCTCACCAACCGCGAGACCGACGAGGATCAGTCCACCATCGTCACGGTCAAAGACCTCCTCGACTTCGATCCCAAGAATGATCCGGACAACCTCATCGGCAATCGATGGATCACTCGCGGCTCATCCATGATCATCAGCGGCGGTACCGGCATCGGAAAGTCCAGCCTGATGATGCAGATCATCGTCCGCTGGTGCCTCGGCCTCGACTTCTTTGGCATCGCGCCGATCAAGCCATTGAAGATCGGGGTCATCCAAGCGGAGAACGATCGCGGCGACCTCGCCGAAGCCTTCCGCGGGGTCACACACAGGAGGTTCACCATCGAGCAGATGAACATGCTCCACAAGAACCTAGAGTTCCGCACCGAGACCGTCCGCACCGGAGATCAGTTCCTCGCCTACGCCCGCCGCTTCATCCACAAGTCCAAGCTCGATCTCATCATCGCCGACCCCCTGTTCTCCTACTTCGGCGGAGACCTGAGCGATCAGTCCGAGGTCAGCGTCTTCCTCCGCAACAAGCTCCAGCCCATCCTACACGAAACAAAGGTCGCCAGCGAACTCGCCAACTGGGCGCGGGAGATAGCCGTTCTCCATGAAGTAGGCCAATCAAAGCCTAGGAAGTTCCAGCTAGCCTTCTGCAAGCGGGGCGGGAGGATCGGACTCCCTTCCCCCATTCTCAACCTTCAGCACTCAGCCACCGACATCCAGTGGGAGGAGTGCAACCCCCTCGCGTTCACTGGGGCGGAACTGAAGAAGGAGAAGCCTTCTTATCCTCGTCGAGGGCGTCGCGCATAGCCTTGAACCATTCATCGCTCTCGATTGTAGCGCGGGCCATCTTCATAGCCTCACGGGCTTCGGTGGCCCTTTTCTGTATCTCGATGACATCGGGATCAACGTCCTCCTCGGGCTCCGGTTCCCCCTCCTCCTCCACCTCCCTCCGCTTGGACGCCGGACGCTTCCGCTCCAGTTGGCCAAGGATTCGTTCGTGCTTCTTCACCGAGGTCTTCAGATACGCGACATCACGCTTCAGTTCATTGATCGTCCTCAAGAGCAACGCCACCCGATCCTCGTCCTCCGGGGGAACCCAGTCACACCCACGCCACTGCCTATGAACCATGTCATAAACTATGACCTGGGACTTCTTGTTCCTCATCGAATTGAAGGCCCGGATCGCCCGACCCAACTCACAGGCAAGATTCGACCGGATGTAGGCCAGCACCTCGGACTTGTCCGGGTCGGCATCGTGGCGTTGCGGGGGCATCAGTCGGAACATCGACCGAAGCGTGGAACCATTGTCCAGATAACTCATAGCAAGAACAGATTGCGTCGTGTAGACCCATTCGTCAATGCAAAGGAAGATAGATTTTGCAACCCACCCCACAAGGTTACCATCCCTCCTGCTACTCTCCCTAGAGGGAGATTCACACTCCCTCTACTAGGGAGTTAAAAACCGCAAACGCCGCAACGCTTTTCAGGGGGCTCTAACGGCCCCCACGCTGCGGCTGCGGTTTTTGAAAACCCTCCACTGATTACGAAGTATTGGTTTGGAAGCGAGGGGTGGATGGCGATTGCTGGAGCGGGAAGGGGGCTAGGAGCGCGTTTGATTGCGAAATGGACTGTGTATCCGGTTCGGGGGTTGGGACCGCTTAGAAACGAAAAACCCCGGATGGGGGTCCGGGGGGTCGCTTGGGGAGGGTGGAAGATGGGGTGATTGGCCTACTTGGAGGTTACTTCTCGGAGCAGGGTGCGGAAGGCGAGTGCGGCGGTCTGGGGGACGACACCGTTTCCGAGGAGGCGCAGTCGGTCCACCCGATTGGTAGCCCCATCATCGCTTCCACGAACAACGGGTTCAATGGGCCAGCTTGTTGTGTCCCACCACTTTGGCCAACTCGTTCCACAATAGGAACATCCGTCGCTTGTGTTATAGTGGAATGGATATGTCCACTCGCGGCAGTTGTGACATTGAGATTCACCATGATCGCATTCGCACCCTCCAAAGACAGGCGATCCACATTGCTTGCATTCCCAGTCGCCGCCGTCCTCAGCTCTCCCCGCCGTGCCATCGCCTCCAGCGTCTTCGATTGCTGGCTTGAGCCATTCAAGCGGAAGCTGTCCTCGTTCGCACAGGGTGTCGGTAGCAACGATGAAGACTCGGTTCCTGCGATGCGGCGCACCGCATTCCTCCGCGCTGAATATGCCCCACGCTGCTTCGTAACCCAACTCTTCCAGATCGCTGATGACGCTGGAGAGTCCCATCGTGATGTGGCCCTCGACGTTTTCGAGGAAGACAATGGCAGGTCGAACTGACTCGATTCCTCGCCTGATGTGGGGCCAGAGATGCCGCTCGTCGCTGTCCCCCTTGCGGAGTCCCGCATGGCTGAACGGCTGGCACGGATAGCCCGCACTGAGTATGTCCACGCTGCCGTGAAGAAGATGCCACGGGAAATCCCGTACATCAGTCCAGATCGGAGCCGCATCAAGCGACCCATCTTCCATTCGCGCAAGTAACACCTCGACCGCGAACGCATCGATCTCCGCATAAGCAAGAGTTCGCATGCCTCGGATAACCCGATCGAGTCCAAGGTCGATGCCCCCGTATCCGGTGCAGAGGCTAAGGTGCGTAACTGTGGGGGTACTATCCATGTTCCCATGTTGGTTCGGTGTTCGGTTGATTGGCCTACTCCTCCCCAAGGAAGAAGTCCTCCTCACGCTCGTTCATGGTCACACCGTCAGCCCATGTCAGGCCGGTCATCGATTCGTTGTAGTCGAAACGGATCAGGAACTCCCCGATCTTCGGAGCATGGATCACCCGATACCCAGCGTTCTTCCAATGCACCGTCTTCCCAGCCAGCACCGCGGACTTGATCTCTTGTAGTTTCATTGGCCCACCTTCACTCCCTCGATGAGATTGTTCCACTCACGCACACGCTGGCGAGCCTGCTCAATCGCAAACTCCCACTCCTTCTCCTCACGCCACATTCCACGCACCACCTGCGGCCTGATTCCAAGATCATGCAGCCGCACCATCTCGCACAATATCTCAATCGGACTCATAGCATTCCTTTCGTTGCACCACCGCACCATGCGGCGATGGGCGCAACCTACCGCACCATCTCCATCGTGGTCAAGAGGGAAAATACCGCACCATGAAGATTTCCTGTACCCCGGTTTCCGAATTCCGATTTCCGAATTCCGAATTCCGTATGGCGTATGGGGGATCCGGAATACCGCACCATGATCAGCGGGGCCGCGGGGCGGGCGCGGGTCGCGGGCGGGCGGATCCTGGGCCGGTGTAACGGGGTGGGACATGGCGTGTCGTACCTCGGGGTGCTATGTAAATAGAGGGGTGGGACATTGGATGTCCTGGGGGGGTACCTGGTTGCCTAGTGTGAAATCGAAAGTGACCAGTGACAAGTGACCAGTGACCAGACTAGGAAGGGGACATTGGCCAACTAGGAAGGAAGAGCGGGCGGGCGGGCGGGCGACACTATCGGGGAAAAGAAAGAGCCCCTTGGGGCTTCCAAGGGGCTTTGGTGGGGGCTTTGGTTTATCTACCGTTGCCCGCTAGGGCGGATAAAACGAGAAGCAGAGTGAAGAGCAAACACAGGGCGAGATACCCTAGGACACGAAGTAAGGGCTTCATTGGATGACCTCGCGAACCAAACGCCCGCTGAGTCGCTTCGCCAGTCGTTGTGCGTCGCGCTTGGCGTTCGGACCTTGAAACGTGTATTCGCTGCGCCGGAATTTTCCGAAATAAACCGTCCAGTAAATTTTCATTTCAGTTTCCTTCCATCGATGGTGTCCACTCGGTATTTGACGCTAGGCTTCGTGACCATCGCCTGAACGCCGTCCCAACACGGAGCGCAGATCGCCCGTACCGTAAGGCACTTCCCGGATTCAATATCCCACACGGAGAATTCAACGGAGGTGCGCCAATCCATTAGGTTCTCACACCGTGGGCAAAACATCACCCG